ATTGCATTTATTGCGGCAGTCTGGATCTGATTTGAAATAGCAAATAATGACTTAGCAAACATTAGTATATGTAATTTTTAATAAAATTCCCATACCACTTTACTCCATCAGAAACAAAAGAAAATATATCCATTCTGCCTGCGGTCGCAGTTACAACTGGCGCTGCTGCGTTTGGCCAAACAACTCCAGTAAACGTGGCTGTTCCGTTTCCCGTTACTGCCGCCTGCTTAAGGTACAACACAAACGATTTTCCTGCTCCAACAGCAGGCATTGTAAAAGTACATGCCGTACTAGCTGTAAGTGTGGCAGTCAAAACCGTTCCAGCGGTAATTGCTAGTGTTGCAGACGCCCCAACTGTGCCAACTGCTACCGTCCCCTCTGTGTATCCATTAATTGTGGAAGTTGCAATTGTCGGAGAAGATGCAAGCACTACTGCGCCTGTGCCTGTTATTGCGCTTAGTTGAGCAGACGTAATTCCAGATGCGACTTGGGCAGCAGAAATGCCAGTAATCTGCGCGGATGTAATCCCCACTCCAACTTGGGCGGCAGATAGGCCTGTAATTTGCGCAGAAGTAATGCCGGGAAGTATCTTTACAGGATCTATGGTCGAAGCTGTAGACAGCGGAATGTATCCAAGTGCAGTCGTTACATTTAACGACGACAACACAGAAAGATTTTCGCTGGTTATTTCAGATCGAATAGTGGCAGACGACTTGTTTTCTACATTACTAAGCCCAAGATTTGTTCTGGCCGTCGTTGCGTTTGCAAGATCAGACAAGTTGTCTGCCTTTGCCAGCAATGTTGACGGATTAATTCCACCAAGCGCCTGAAGCACAGTTGCCTTTTTAAGCAGCCCGGAAGACAACACAGAAATCTGAAGTGAACTTGGATCAACATTTGCAGCAAGATCAACTTGATCGGAAATAGACCCAGGTAACAGTGTAGCGTCATCCACATGCGCATTAAGGTTTGCTACTGTAACGGTTGAATTTGTTGTTGTATAAATTGTGCCTTTGTTAATCTGGGCCATAATTACTCCTGACTAATCATTGGGCGACTTGCGCCAATGCCGTGAATTGTTACACCTTTTAATGCAGGTCTTCCAGAAGAAAACTGTATTGTAAAATCCGCTCCTGAGCCTCGCATAGCAATGCGTGGTCGTAATGTTCCGTCAGAAGTTCCAGAAAATTGATACCCAAGAATTTCTTGAGTTGAATCTGGATCATGCATAGTAGCAATAATAGCAACTGAATCCTGCTGCACGTTATTAAACTGAAATTCTCCTCTGGTAAATCTTTTTTCCGATATTGAATTCATTGTAAACTCGCGGGTTTTTACAAATGAATTAATTTGGTTTAACAGTCCTCCAGAATTAAGATCTACTGGCAATGCAAACGGCAAAACAACACCAGCAGCCCCGTTAATATAAAAATCTCCATCTTCAATTTCTTCCGTTAAAAACACTCCACCAAACTGTAGCGATCCAGTAAAATTGGTAAGGATGTACAATCTTTTTTGGTACTCATACGAAGCAACTACAAGATTGTCTGAATTAAGACCCACTGGATAAACATCTATGCTTTCCCAGTTTTTATTAAGCGTGTTATAGATTGCAATTCTGTTGTTTCTGGCACTTGGATTTTCTGCATCTTCAATTGGAACAGAAACAAAAAATCTATTGTCGTAGTAAATTGCTACTGAATTGCCTACAATTGAATAGTTTAAGTCTGAAAAAAAGTCAGATATAGACTCAGACAACGGCATTGTATTGCCTATAACCTTAAGGTCTAGCTGTGGAGTAAGTAGGTAAATTCCTTTTACTGAAAGAAAAAATACATACTGTCCAGCATTTACGATTGTCTTTCTAGCTAAACAACCAAGCTCCGTAGTGATCACCGTTACTTCACTTGTGTCATTAGCGGTAATATCAAACCTTGGGTCAAGAAACGCCATGTATATGGAGTTTCTCATAAACACTAAAAATTTGTTTTCAATCCACGGCAAGCACCCAACAATAATATCATTACCGCCTTGATTGATTAAAAACGCATTAAATTGAATGTCAGTTTGAAACGAAAGAATATCACTTACAACCAATTGGTGGTTTGTGTACTTTGCGACTATTCTATTTTGATAGTAAAACCCAAACTCAGCAGGAGGCAACGACTTTGTAATGTACGTTAATGCAGTTCCACTGCTTGGAGCAACATACGCTTGGTCTGCTGCAATAAACTGTGTTGTTAAAGAGTCCCAAATTAGCGGCGGCTTGCCGCGTCTAACTGTGCATGGCCCGTGATTAGTGTGCGCCTGAAACGTGCTACCAGTTGTGTTTGTCCACGAAAAGGTAAACGTGGTTGGTGTTACAACTGTAACAACATAACTTCCATCTGTTGATGACTCTGCGTTAAATAAGCTTTGCCTTACGGTAACCTCATTTCCAGTGGTGTACCCGTGCGCGACTGAAGTTGTTACAGTGATTGTGCCAGTTGCCCCGTTTGGAATTGAAGCATTTGAAATAGTGGCGCTGTATTCTGTGTCGTCGTACTGGCCCCGAAAAATGACAATCTTATCCAACGCCTGTATTGGCTCAATAATTATATCTGTTGTGACAATCCTTCCTGTCGGATAGGTGTACGGGCCAAGTGTTGCTTCTGCATAGCCAATCTGTGCAGGCCGATACAGGTACATTCTGTCAGAAAAGACCAGCACTATATTATCTCGCCCAAGTGAATCAATCCATACTCCAGACCCAACCATTGTTAGGCTGTTAAGAGTGGCATCTGTAAGCCGCTTACAGCCCTTTCTTGGCTGTGCAATGCCTCGTTGTAACCTTACGTTTTGAGCAGCCTGAAGGATGCCGGGTGGCAAGTTTGCAGGGTCAAGCCTACTAGCAAAGCCAGTGTAGCTGTTGTCTGATTCAGCTTGCGGCTGTGAAGGCATTAAGAAATGAGCTTACTCAACTTGTCTACGATACGCTGAAGGTCATCGCGCAGTTCAATCATGCGCTCGTTGTGCATGTCTTCGCCTTCCTCTTCTCCGCTCTTTTCCTCGTATTCTCCTTCTTCTTCGCCATAGCCGCACTCAGAGCAACAGCCATCAGACTCAAGTGGAGATTCACATTCAGGACAGGACTTATTCCTTTTGCCGCCCATTGGACTTCCAAGGATCATTAATAAAGTTTTAGCATCAGTTTTAGGCATATAGTTAAGCAATTAAGGATTGTCCTTTTTCCCTGCGAATACACAGATCAGCAAGAGCGTAAGGAGTATCGTACTCAAAATGAGGCGCATCGTAAATAGATTTAAAGTTACCACCCCAACGAAGCTTGTGTTTAGCGCACAGGGTCGAGGCCTGCTTGTGCATCATGTCAGCAATTCTCTTGTCTGCCGGGGTGCTGTCATCCATGTAAACCTTGCCTTTAAACACGCCACAATCAATGGCTAACCCAAAGTTGTGCATGCTTGATCCAGGCTTAGCATTCGTCACCTTTGGCCCCGGCGCCGTGCGTCCTTTGGCATACAGCACAGCCTGCTCGTCCCAAGAACGAGTTCCGCAGATGATCTTGTAATCTAGTCCTTCTTTGGCAATCAACTCTTTCGCTTCAACCAAAAAGTCAGTAAACGCATCCTGCACCTCAGGGATCAGCGTGTTTAAGTGCTTAGCTGAGCGTTCGTCAATCATTTATGCAGAAGCTTGTAGATCTTCGCCAAGGTGTAGATGATTGCAACAACTCCGCCAACGATGCGCACAGTTTGCTCAATCTGAGATAAGGATAGCGCAATAGCAGCTACGTTTACGCCCAAAACGGATCCAATCTCCTTTAGGTCATTAAACATTTCGCTTGGGCTTTCCATATCTCATCGATGTTGAGCTTGTTTAGCAACTGATGCGGCATCCAATAATTCTAGCTCAAGTTGTTGGTATCTGGCATTTGAGTGCCACTTTTGAGCTATGCTGGCAGTATAGGTTTGACCGGCTTTTAGCTCAAGTATCTCTTTGCTGGGTGGATACAAGTATCTTGCTGGAACGTGTGAACTGGTGACGCAACCTGTCAGCAAGAGCATCGCGGCCATTGGCCCTAGCTTCAATGATCTGAGTTTCGACATCATCGCAGTACTTGGCTATGTCGCGTTCCAGTTCCCAAGAGGCTCGCTTAGCCTTGATTTCCAGCCACAGTCGTAGAATTTGCAGCAGGTTTGGTATCATTTGATTCCTTACGGAAGACGTTGATTAAGCCTATAAGTGCCAATCCAGTTGTCAAAATAGCCTCTTGTAGTTCTGGATGCAGCTTAATCCCAAGTGCTGTCGCTAAAGCAAGCACTCCGCGCCAAGTGGATTTTTCGTTTAAACGTTCAAGTAAGTATTTCATAAGATTACTTTTTCTTGGCAGTCTTGGCTGATTGTCTAAATGCCTTTGCAGTTGGCGCACCCTTGGCCCCCGGCTTACGCATCTTCTCTTTGCTGCCAGCAGCGATACGCTCGCGTTTGGCGTGGATGTTGGAATAAAGTCCCTTCTTCATAAATTAGCACTTCCATCTCCGCATGCTTGCTTTAGCCCGTTCAGCTGGGCCTTTAGCGTTGGCAACTACACCAGCCATTCTAGCGCAGAATGACTTCTTGCGTCCAGCATCAGCCTTTGTCTTGGGGTTGGGTGCAGGAGCTTTAAGGTTACTGCCAGTGGCTCGATTGTACTTGGCTCGACCTTTTGCTGTCAGACCTGCGCCTTTAGACACAGGCAGCTTTTCGCCGCGACCAACTGCTAGTGATACAGATTTGCGAGGCATATTAGAAGTAGGTTGTAATAATTGCTGCTCCAGACCCTCCGTTGCCTCCTGCCCCACTATTGCCAACGTTATCAAGTGCGCCTCCGCCGCCGCCGCCACCTCCGCCGGGGAATCCACCATTTCCGCCAGCTCCAGCGTTGCCAGTTTTAGATGCCCCGCCTGATCCTCCGCCTGATCCACCAACTGGACCGCCCGTTGTTGGTAATGATGGCATGGATACTCCATCCCCACCAGCTCCGCCTACCACTCCAGCAGCCCCACCTAAATATCCAAGTAATATATTTCGACCACCCGAACCGCCCGCCGCTTCTACGTCTGCCGCCGTAACGGTTCCGCCTGCCGCGCCGCTTCCGGGTGCATTTGCAGCACAAGTTGACCCTGTGCCGCTAGGAGTGCCATTTGTAATTGCTCCAGTCGTTGATGCGCTGGCCCCCGTATTTCCCCCATGTCCGCCTCCTCCCCCTGATCCTTGTGCTGCTGTTCCAGCCGATCCGGCTGCTCCGCCAAGCAAAACCACATGTGCGCCAAACGACGTTGTATTTCCAGCAGATCCATTGGTGCCATTGGTGCTATTTGTTGTTTGACTTGCCGCGCCAGCGCCGCCTGCTCCAATGGTTACCGTTTCAGTTGCTCCAATTGCGTTTGCGTCAAACCAAAAGTCAGCAACCTGCCCAGAACCTCCGCCTCCACCTCCGCAGCGCACAGTTCCCGCTAATCCCTTTCTGCCAGAACCTCCGCCTCCGCCTGCGCTCCAAATCTGCGCCCTAATGATTCTTGCGCCTGCTGGTTTTGTGTAAGTGCTAGTTCCAACTGTGCTAAATGTTTGAACATTTGGAGGCTGAAAAGACAACACTGACACAGCCGTAACTTGCCCAAGGTTGTTTACCGTAAGCGATGGGATCTGTGACGTACTGCCGTATGTGCCAGTCGGATCTGGCGAAAGCGCAGCAATAGACAGTGTACTAGACGCAGACAATACCCCTCCGCCAGTCAGCCCTGTTCCAGCAGACACGCTGATTGCGTTGAGCTGTGCGGTGGTTAAAGATTCAACCTGCGCACTAGTAAGGCCTCCGCCTCCTCCGGCAGCAGGACTCCAGTTTGTTCCATTCCAAGTTAATACATTTCCGCTAGAAGGGGCAGTTGCCGATACTGGATTGCCCTGCAAGCCAATTACAGTAAGAGAAGTTCCAAACCCGCCAGACAAGTCGCCAGAAGGCACTCCAGTAGGTTTTGCGTTTGCAGTTGCCCACCAAGGATCAGGAGGAGAGCTTGGAGTATTCCCAGTATTATTGTTTTGAAGAGAATAACGAATAAACCCATTTTGACTTACAAGATCTCCGGCTTGGTATGTCTTGGTAATGTCAAATTCTCTTCCTGCTCCAAGAGCAGCGATTTGCGCTGATGTTATTGATTCAACCTGCGCACTGCTTAAACCTCCTGCGCCTCCTAATGCGGTTGTAGCAATAGATCCGTCAGCAAATTTAATTCCACCAGAATCCACAGACAAAGCACTTACAGCATCTGGCGCAACTCCAATCCCAACTCGACCTGTGCTAGAAACTACAAATGCAGTTGCATCTGGGCTTGTCTCGTCTTCAACGCGAAATGCCTCGCCTGCTCCAGTTTGCAAGATTGAAACAGCAGCAGCAGTGGAAGCAGCGGTAAATGCAGCAGCTCGGCCAGTTCCGTTATTGCTAACCGTAAGCGATGTCGATGTTCCGCCAACTCCAATTGTTTGAGCTTGATTAAATATATTTGCTTGAGAAACTCCAGCAACAGCTACAGCCGTTCCAGTTAAAGGAGAAAATGTCAGCCTGCTTTGATTGCTAACCCAAACATCTCCACCAACTGTGCTTGCTGGAGCTGCTACCCCAGACAAGGCACTGCCAATGTTAGCAAAAGCTTGAGCCGTTGTTGCGGCCATAATTAACTTTCCTTCCATTGTTGTTCCTGTTTTAGGAACATACGCAGAAAGTTGAGCCGTAGAGGCTGCTCCGATAGATCCAGGCGTAATTGCTGCAATTTGAGCTGATGCCAATGATTGAACCTGCGCACTGTTTGTAAAACCACTAATTTGATCTGTGGTAGCAAAAGCAGACAACTGAGATGTGTATGCAATTCCAACTACCTGAGATGTTGTGGCAAACCCAGAAGCTGAATCAGTAGACAGCGCACCAATCGAGGTAGGTGTAATTGCGGCAATCTGAGCGGAGGCAATTGCGCTGACTTGCGCAGTGTTGGTAAAACCACTGATCTGAGCTGTAGTAGCAAACGCGGACAATTGCGAAGTAAACGCAATGCCTGTAATTTGGCTTGTGGTAGCAAATCCAGAGATGGCCGTTGACGTAATGCCGCCTAGCGCAGACAACGCAGACACGGCATCCGTAGATCCAGTACCTCCTTTACTGATGCCAATAATATCACTTGTTGCTACGGCACCCAGCGATGCTGGTGTAATCGCAGCAATCTGCGCTGACGTTAACGACTGCACTTGTGCGCTGTTGAGGCCGCTAATCTGGTCGGTTGTAGCAAGCCCTGCAATTACTAACGACTTAGATGCCGTCCTTGTTACTCCGCCTTGGTTAAGAACAAAAATGTCAGCGTTATTAACAATAGACGCTAGTGGAAGTTCGGATATTTTTACGTCAGGCATACAATTAGCTAATTAAAATCCAAGAAACAGAAGACTCATCCCAAGCATACTTATTGCCGTCAGATGGATATGCCACAGGAGGGTTCCAAATGCAAGTTTCTTCATTTAAGACCCACGATGGATATGGCTGCGGTGTATAAAAAGCGTCGCGCACTGCATCGTACACATAACCAATACCAGCATAATTTTTGCGAAGTGGACGATTTTCTGGATGTTGGCCTGCGCGAGTATTGTAGCTTGTCTGCACCCATTGCCCTGGAATGGTGTCAATAAAATCTTGTTCAGCAACAATAACTCGTTGTACTACTCCGTCAATAATTTCAGCAAAATGCGACATAAGTTAAGAGGTAAATATCAATCTGCCAGAAGATGTAAATTCGTGATATGTGTATCCGCCGCTTTGTGTGATTGTTCCACCAGTTGCGCGTGGAGTTCCAGCGTATCTAACTTTTACAATCCCAGAGCCCCCATTAGCTCCGTAATAATTATTATTACCTAGAGCTACAACCAACCCACCTCCACCACCAGTGTTTGCCGCTCCCGCAGTTTGAAATGATGGATATCCTCCGTTTCCACCGCCTCCGGCGCCACCAAGCCCAGTAGTTCCAGAAGTTATACCCACTTGAATTCCACCTCCTCCGCCTCCTCTCGTTACACCATCTACCCAAGTTAATCCATCACCACCTTTTGCTGTTAAGTTTGAACTTTGGCCAGCTTGCCCAGCACCACCTCCGCCTCCAATTCCACCTCCTCCAGGAGAAGTGTTCCCGCCTGGAAATCCTTGACCCGGAATTCCCGGCCCTTCTCCAGTTAAAGTATTTATTCCAAATCCAGATCCTCCATTAATTGGAAGTCCTGGAACAGTAGGCGCAAATGCATTTGGATACCCTCCGCCTCCACCTCCAATGGATTGTATGTAATTAGAAAAAGATTTTAAAGAACTGTTATACCCTTGTGAAAAGGCACCTTGTACGCCTCCAGCGCCAATAAATATTGAATATGATGGGTCAGTAGCTGCGGTTAATGTTCCAGATAAATATCCCCCAGCCCCTGCCGACCCTAATGTTCCTCTGTTTATAGAAGCCCCCCCTCCAGCGCCACCTCCAGCCACTACAATATAATCTAAATTATATGGAGCTACTGGAGTTGGCGTGGTTAATGGTCTTAAAACTCCTAAATATGCAATCATACTGTAGCGTCTCCTGCAACTACCCAAGAATCATTTGCAATTTTAATCAATGAAATGACTGCATACTGCCCAGATGTAATTGTGCCATTTTTGCTACTTAATGTAACTCCAGCCGCTCCAGAAATGGTCACTTGAGCAGACCCAGTCTGCATTACAAGAATTTGCGTTCCTATTGGAAAATTTGAATTTGCAGTAGCTTGTGTTGAAATAGTAATTGTTGAAGCAGACGAACTATTTACAACAATCATTTTCCCTGCATCGGAAACTATGGGCGTGTAACTTGCCGTTTTGTTGTTGATTATTACGGTTGACGTAGCAATTGGATTGCGAGTTAACCCAGCAACAGGCGTTGAGCTAGTAACATACATCTGTTGGTTATCCCACTCAACAGCGCCTAATGTAGCAGTTGTAAGCAACGCTTGACTTGCAGTAGTAGAAAAACTAAACGGATTAACCGTTGTTGAGTTAGCTGCAAATGTTTGTTTTGCAGTAAAAGTATTTGCTGCTAATGTTGCAAACCCAGATATAGCCGCAGTGGTTGCGCCAGTAATTCTTCCAAGACTATCTACGTTAATGATTGGAATCGCTGAATTATTCCCATAAATATTTGCAGCAACTCCAGATGTTTGAAGGGCAATTGTTCGACTTGCGTCAATTGTTCCGCCTCCAGTCAATCCACTTCCAGTATTGATGCTGATTGCGCCTAACTGAGCCGTCGTCAATGCCATAACTTGCGCACTGTTTTGAAATGCTGCGGCTTGAGCTGTTGTGGCAAAGCCAGAAGCAGCACTAGTCGCAAGTGCTCCAATGGACGCTGGAGTAATAGCGGCAATTTGAGTAGAGGCTAAAGCCAGCACTTGTGCGCTGTTCTGGTAAGCAGCGGATTGCGTTAAAAGTGTATATGCAGATAACTGGGTTGTTACCAGCGAAGGCACTACAGCAGATGTAATTCCGCCAAGTGCATTTAATCCAGCTACAGCCGTGGTAGCTCCTGTGCCTCCCTGTGCAATTGCAGCTGGGGCGCTAGAAGAAAGAGCAGGCTGTCCGCCAAGTGCAGTAAGCGCAGAGGTGGCATTTACGGATCCAGTACCGCCAAGCGAAACTGGAACAACAGGCAATCTAGCTACACCAAGCGTTCCACTGACAATCTCTGATGCATCAAGTGTTTTTACCTGCGAGACATCGCATTTTTTAGTAGTCCCACTTTGTACAAGAACAAGCGTATCGGTAAGTGCGACCGTTGACGCTGAAGTTAAATCTGTAATTCTAGGCATAATTAACTCGTGGTAATGCGATAACTGAACTCATTATTAAGGTAGTCTCCTGTCTCAGTCAATATCTGATACACAACGGCAGGAGGAGTTGGAGTATACGCTTGTTTACGAAACTTGAAAGTTTGTTTATCACCCTTTACTCCAATATTTACAACAAGCTTTGCTCCAGGAGCCGCTGGAGTTCCATTTCTTTTTATGAGAAATTTTTTAATCATGCTCAATAAGTGTAAACCATATTCATTTTTTGAGCTTGTCCTTGCTGGCGAATAAGAACATCAATCTGTTGCTGCACTGCCATTTCGGCAATTTGATCAAGCACAACAGCCTCATCAGTTCGTGCTTCTGACTTTAGAAAATCAGAGCTAACTCCATTTACTAAAAAATCCTTAAATCTGTATGGTATTGCTACAACTTCCCAATATTGATTAGGTGGATCTGCTGGAGCAACTGAACTTGAAGAGGCAACAGAGTTCCAAAAGTTTCCCTTGGTTCCGCGACCTAAGTTTGTTGGCTCATAAGCAGAAGACAACTGAAGAGTATCGTAATAAACTTGAGATCCAACAGAATACACAGTTGAATTTTCAAACTGATTGCCAGTTAACCTTGGAGCATCAAGTCTATATTGTATGTGCTTTTCTCCATTTTCTAAAAAACGAAGATATGTAACATCCACTGTCTTGGTTGTAGATGGAATGGTATACATGTCCTCTACGGTAAAATCTACAGGCACAACTCGCGTAGTTAGCCTTGGATCTCGCTGCCATGCCGCAAGCCCCTGCAAAGATCCAGTTGGCATTTGAACAATGCGCTGTGGATTCTTATCAAAAAGCACAGTTGTAGTCAGGCTTCCGTTTGGCCCCTGATAAGTTGGAAAAGTTATTGAAGACTCGTATGGCAATTTAATGCTGATATCAGCAATGTATTCGCCATTTAAGTCTGTAGCCGATGTGTAAGTAAACGTGTACTTTCTATCAGAAAGACTTATAAGCTCACCATTGTAGTTGTAGTAAAATGGATTTTCAAAGGCAACCTCAGTTTCTGTGATTGTACCAAGCCTAAAGGTGTCTGCCGCAAAATCAGCCAAGTAAACTCTTGGAAAATTTGAGTCCAAAGTTAGCTTTAGCGCAATTGTGTTTTCTTCAAATTGCTGAAAAAGAGGCAGCAAATCTTGAGTTGTCAGATCTAGCAAAGATTCTGTCTGCAAGACAGGCGGATTAACAAATGTGGCAGCACTAATTGGATTGCCAGTAAACGTCTTAATGTACCTGTTAATGTCGGGCCACTCTTCGCGGTCCCAAATTGTACCAATGCGACGTGACGTAAAGTCGCGAATAGCGCCAAAGCTTTTGTCATTTAGCGTGCTTTTGTCCAATCCAATTAATTGGCAAACTTCAGACAAGATGTCGCTAAATGGAACAGTCTTCATGCGTAAACGGTGCGGGATCTTACGTTAGTGGATGGAACCCAACCTACACTAATTTCTTTTGTTCCGCCAGAGTTAACTTTGCACTGAGGATTATCCCTCCAAAACTCTGCAAGAAACTTCTCGTCATCCCAACATTGATACCCAAGTTTTTGCCCCCAGAAGTGATAAGCCTGCCCCGGAATACTACCAACCTTTTGACCAATCCCATCAATCGACTTGTGGCGCATTTTTGTAAACTTGGCAGAGTTCTTTGAGTCGATCTCAGCCTGAATACGATTCATCTGCCAGCCTCGTCGAAACTCAGCTTCCATTGCAGGAATTAAACTAGGGTCGATATCAATCATAAAAGTGCCCCTGTCTCTCCAGAGTGTCACGCCTAGCGGGCTTCCGGCGTTCGATCCGTCCTAGTATACTGCGGGAACGGTCACATGCTGTCTCTCCAGCAGTCACACCACTCTCATTTGCGTCCGTCATCGGCATTACCCGTGACCACGGATCGGCAGGTGTCGCAAATCAAGCCTACGAGCTGAAGTCAAACTTGCCAAGACCCAATGGGTTCCCGACAACAAGACCACAGACGGCCTCTACGACGCGAGCAGGGCCGCCGCCAAAGTCTGGCAGCGACTGCACAGCGGCAACATTGCCACCGTAGCGCACTTCGATCAGGTCCATGTTAAGGACAAGACCTTTGTACGGGGTGACAGTCCATGCGCCACCACTGATCGTTCCAAGGAACACCGTGGGGTGCAGCTTAACCGTACCAAAGTCACCCTGGAACACGTCCACGGATTGAATGTACGTTTCAGCAGCAGCGTCGCGCTGGAAGGTCTGCACCTTGGTTGCACCAGCAGCCAAAACTCCAGCAGTGGAAGTTGTGGTCAACTGTGACGTTCCAAGCAAGCTGGTAAATGCACGCTTGAGGTCGGTGCCAACGATGGCATCGAACGAGCGGTACTGACCAGTCTGGTTGTAGATGCTCTTGAGCATTCCCTGCACTGCTGTGTCGGTCAGTCCGCTGGATGCACCAGTGAGGATCGAGTCAGTAGGAGTGCGGAACTGCGAAGGGATATCTCCTGGAGTCGGGGTGCCCGTGCCTGCGGTGCTGATCCAGGTCTGAATCCCTGCCGTGAGGTAAGGAACAGATCCTGTATCCTGCTGTGCAGTCTGGTTCGAGCAGAGAGTCGTCTCAATCGAACGCTTGCACTGAAGGATAGACTTGCTGACGTTATACGCCAGCTCATCACGCACACCTGCCACCTGAGCAATGTCAGTAGACAGTTTGGAAACACGAACGGCGTCCATGCGGAACACCTGCGCGTAGTTTGCCAGCTCGGCGCGGTAACCTACATCCCAGTTGGTGTAGGAGCTAACATCCGTGCCGTCAATCGTGCCGCCAACTTTGGGAGCAGGATTGCTGTCTGCCTGCCAACGGAAAAACATGTTTCCGGGTTTGCTGCCCTTGCGGGCCATAGACGTGAATGGCGTGTCTTTCGCATCGACAAGCGCAATCATGTCCATCAGGTCTTCGCGTTTACCGCGACCACTAAGATTAGGTTCAGTTAGAAGTGCCATAATACTAAATAATTTAAGTTAGGTTACTGAGTTAAATTGGGGCTTACACAAACCCCATTGCTTTTACTAGGTCACTCAGTCCATCTCTGTTTGAAGTATCCTTAAGAAAAGATTTCTGTGCGCGAGAAGAATCATCTTTATCAACTCTAGGAGGAGCCTTGACGCTTGGCTGTGCTGGCGCTCGCCTAATTGGTGTAGCTTTAGCCTTTCCAGAATCTCGTTCTGCAAACACTTTAAGCCCTTCAATTAATGCGGCAACCAAATGCATATGATCCGGGCGGCGCTTTACTTCAGGGAAATCACGCAATACTTGCTGTGCTACCCTGTATTCTTCGCTTTCCGGCTTACGCATCCAAGGATGTTTGGCTGTCAACACCGGTTCAATTTGAGACTTTTGGTTCAAATATTGAAGCCTAGCTGGCAACTCAATTTCCTTTCTACGTCTAGCCAGTTTTCTCATGTCGCGAACCTGGTGATTGTCTAATTCAATCTGATTACCTTGCGGATCAGTAATTACACCACCATCAGGATTATCTTCGCACCAATCCAAAACATATAATGCTCGCTGAAATTCAGCATTTACTTCATTAATAGAACTAAGTGCCTCAACAGCGTCAGATATGGTTGGCGCATTGGTTTGCGGAACAGACTTTAACGCCTGCAACTCGCGCTCCATTTGCGCTAATCTGGCTTCTCTCTCTTCAAGTTGTGCCTGGGCGGCTTTCTTTGCAGCAACTAATTTGTTGATACGTTTCTGCACGCCTCGACTCAAAGAACTCTCTTCAGGCTCACCTTCTTCATCGGTGGACTGATCGGCTTCTACTTCAGCTTCTACCTCTGAGTCCGTAATTGGCTCTTCAGCTTCTGCCTCAATGTCGGCCTGCTCCTCTTTGGCTGGAGCCGCCTCCTCCTCGTTTAGGAAATTGGATTTAACAAAATCAGCTAGGCTGTGTTCGTCAATCCTTCCGAGGTTATTTGCAACGGGTGTACTGTCTGCCTCCTGACTCCCGGCGTCAGGCTGTGTGTTTGTGTTATTCATGCTATATCGGTAGCAAGCCCTTTATTTAATCAATCCAGTAACGCTGGAAGGCCCGTTAGTGGCTTTATGCCAAATCTTCTTCAGGAGTCAAGCCATTTAATTGTCTTGCTTGTTTTCTTAATTCAATAAGTGCGCTTAAAACTAAATTAATACCATCAGCTTGTCCGGCTGTATGTATTCTATCTTCTCCTTTGCAGTCTTTACTTATAGCAACCATCCAGTGTTGCTCTTGAAGCTGTTCAATTACTTCAAGCACTTGACTCCAAATAAGATTTTTCCCTGAAAATCCAAAGGCCGCCTTTTGATTTTCCGTCATATTACTGTTGAGCCTGTTGTGCTTGCTGTGCCACTGGAGTTACTCCAATCCGGCCAATCTGCGCATTTTGCTGTTGCATAACAGACATCTGAAGGCTCTTAACGTAGTTCTCAAACAGCGCCTTGAAGTTCTCGTCCTGCTGGAGAGCGGCTTGAGCTTTAGGATTAGCCTGCAAAATCTGCTGCGCATACTGAAGCTTAGTCTGTGCGGTAGGATCGTTCTCTTGATACAACGCTTCATTGCCAAGCAACATCATTCCAATGTCGGTTTGCACATCCTTGAACATCTGTTTGCTGGCATCCTGCGGATTAAGGATCAAGTCTTTTGCCACCTCTGGAGCGATAGCTTGAATCATCATCTCAGTAAGCTTATTCCTGTTTAGCACGCCACCAGTATCGAGCTGTGCCACCTTGGTAAGAAAGTCGATCTTCTGTGCGATATAGTCTTTATCCAGATCCATCACATCAAACTTGACGGTAAGATCAAACTCGTTGTGGATCTCAGACAGGCTCTGCGGCAACTGTCCGCCAGTGATACGCTGTATCTCCGCAGGGGACATGTACTGGCAGCACAAGCTAAACATCTGCCTAAAGATCGTCCGCCAAGTCAGCAGCCAAGTGTTCACAATCATCTGTTGGCTAAGCTGCGTCTTACGTTGGTCTACGCCAGGATTAAGCGTGCCAAAGTAAGCTGCATGACTTGCCTCAACACGGTTAATCAAGTTAAATGCCACACTAGGCTCGCGAGCCGGTGGGTCCATAAATGTGTAGTCAGATGGACTTACGACAGGTAACTGGACTCCAGGGCCAACTCGATTGATGGCACCAATTCGTTTGACGACTTTAATGGGAGGAAGAGTCGAGAAGGCAGTATGATCCCGGATGGAATCGTGCTGCGCTTTGATTTCGTCCTGATCCGTGTGAGCAAGTTCAGGGACGCCGCGAGTGTCAGTAATAGCACGGCGAATACACTCACGACGGAACTCCACAAACGGATACTCTCCGTGCGCGTAGTCGAGTCTTTCATGGATAGCATAAGAGATTTTTTCTTTAGGATGATCCACTGCCGCCTGCGGACAGATAACCGTGTAATAGATGCACGGAGCCTTACCGTCTAAGCTCTTTGTGTAGCAGTACACAATCTCAATCATGTTTTGATAATTGAGGCCGTTGTACACTAGCAGCTCTGTGCTTGGCAGGATGTTTGTGTTGTACATCGTGCTGCTTTTGCCCGCCATCTGCACAGCAAGCTCTACCCAATCTTCATTCCAGCCTTCTGTAGTAATCTTCTCGCGAATCTCAACTTCAGACATCCATGTTCTGCGAAAAATTACACGGGATCGTTGCAGGTCCGCCGTTTCAGGCGGAACAAGAACTTCATCCCAAGGCTTAAGAGCAATAATCTCAGGAAGGTTTTTGCTAACATATTCTTCATCTCTTGTGGTTGCGCCTGTTTCAGCCAGTTCTTTAACCATTCGCTTTGCATCGGTGGCAGTAAGCCCTGGCACTGTAGCTTCAATAATAGCAACAGCCTCGTCGGACTGTTGCATGATTAAGTCTGGCAACTGCATTAGCGTAGGACTTTGCGACTGCTGCGCTAAAGCAATAATCTCATCCATTGTAACAGGCTGCTCGCGCTTACTGATGTTCTGTTTCCAGCCAATAAAAAACGCTGTCCACCCGTACTGAAAAGCGTACTGCGCCCCAAGTTCAGCTTCCCGGCGCAACTCAAGCGGCATTTTATTGTCGCGAATCCAGTGTAGTAACGTAGTAGCAATGCCACTAACCGTCATATCATTCATCTCAATACCACTTGTGCGAATGGTTGCACGTTCAAATGCGGTAACTAGCAAAGACGAAAGCTCGTTGCAGGTAGAGTCAATTAAGCGATTGCGGACATCACTTGCCCCTTCAAACGGCCAAGCTGGGTCACCTTCGTTACGCAAATTGCTATGCTTTTTCCCGTCATCACTTTGACCAGCCCACCGAGCAAAACGCACATCATCAAACTTCGTCGTCAGGTTACCCTGCGTCGAATTAATCATCGCACGATTGTACTCACTCAACAAATCCCCAACGTCAGGAATGTTTGTTGCAATAGCTAAAGGATCTGAAGAAGCTGAATACATAGACAATTAAACTTTTAATAGGAACCGCATTTAGCCATTTGCTTAACTTGCTTTTCCCATTGTTCGCCTCCAAAATATTGTGGCTGCATTACCACCATATACCCTAAGGCGTCAATTGGATCTTTACTAGCACCTTTTTGTCCATCTTGTCCAGTCCATTCCTTTAGGCTGTATATTAAGTTCTGACAAGACTCGTGAATCATAAGTTTTGGATGATTTGTACCTTTTACCATTGGATTTTCTATATTCCATGACAAAAGATCATTGATAATCATCACACGCTCCTCAATTGGCAAGGCGGCTGACGGCGTAAATATAAGCGGATTATCAGCCTGATACAGCAAATCCAGCACTGTAACGCCGCCATCTTTGGTGATTGTCTCTGTGCCAGCGGTCCTAGGATCAATCCAACGGTCCACGATCATCTCACGCTTGTCTCCAGCCGTTTCTAGGCTCCAGATAAGCTCAGTATACTCGTTTACCCCACGGCCAGCACCAGCCTTCTGTGCCGGTCCAGCTCGTCCATCAGCCTTGTCGCTAGCCAAAGCCCATTCCCCATAGCTTTGGTCCGGCCATTCACGGTAGACCCATAGTATACCGTACTTATCTACTCTTCCCCAGAGCATAAACCAGTTTCGAGCACCTGCCGGATCTACCGCCATGTAGTTGCTCCCGTCAGGAATAACCTCTTCCGCGTCACCTTTCCATATGTTATGGTCACCAAACATTGGGAATTCGGAGCCAGCCGTCTGATCGGCCCAACCATAAGCGCGGATCTTAATGTCATGGCTAGAGCGGCCAGACAACTCCTGCTTCATGCGCTCCCAATTGTTGTACGGGTTAAGTTCCGTATGATACCAGATGCAGGCATGTCTACCATACAAGTTCTCAGCCTGGTAGGGCATCTCGCCTTTAGGAACCGTTAGAACATTGTTATTGGGTAATAATGGAGATTTGCGGGTAGCCGTAACCTTGGCGCTATTGATGTACTCCTTCACGACCTGGGTGTACCCTTGCACTGGGGTAAAAGTGACGATTAGCTTGCCGGACCGGGTAACCAGACGGTAGCGGAGGGTATCGAGCCAGTTCTGCGGGACAAGTTCATCGCACCAGACGTAGTCCACCTCACCACCTTCAACCACCTTAATATCCTGGGCATAGTTAAGGAACCAGATCTGGTTACCCATGTACACCGCCGTATTGTCACTAAATCCATTCTTCTGGCTAAAACTAATTTGCGTATGATTAGTACGTTTGATGTTGCGAATCTCTGGCGGAAGGTATTTATAGAATACGTTCTGCTGTGCTGACACGCTTGTCATATGGTTAGTATGAAAGCACCAGATGCGGATGTTACGCTTAGCATAGCGTTCCTTTACCCAAGACGGCGCTTGCCCATTAAGATCAGTCCCCACAAAAGCTTGAGCCATCCGTTTGGCGGCGTACTCAGTCTTACCAGAGCGGTTGCCACCAAGGACGACGATCTCGTTAAAACGATCGAGCAGCTTGTCCGCATCCGGCCAGTGCGGCAGCTCGTGGCCATAGCGCATAGGATCGTTCTGTTCAGCCTTAATCTTGTTCTCCCGCATAAGGAACAGATCAAGGACCTTCTCTGGGCCAATGTTCTCGATCATCTCGAGCCGCTGCCGCTTATTGGGTGCCGGTAGAGTCGGATGTTCCTCCAGCTTGTAGGCTAAAACTTTCTCGATAATTTCCTTATTTTCTTCATTCATAGTGTTGACTTTCCCTGAAGATGCTCTAAATTTCCAGTGTCGTCAAATAGGCGACCGTGTACCCTCTGCACCACCTGAAACATCGGACGCACAGGCGATTAAATGGTTCCAACTATCGCCCCTTGAGTTGGATTAAACATCTGCATCGGCCTCAAAGTTGCAGAGTACTGACAGTCACGGCTACGAGAATGCCAAGAGTTTCCCGAACGGGTAGCCATCACTCACGACTGTAATTGCGAAACGAACGACGACACTTATACGGATCGTTGATCTCCTTTTTGTATAGTACTCCCCCAAGATAGGCAGTAATGCTGAGTCTTGGGGGTACTATGCTCACTCGCAACTCTCCTTGCCGGATTGTTAATCTACCTCCAGTGAGCAGCGTTAGCTGCGAGAGTGAGCATCTGGGCGAAGCCTAGTGCGAACGGCAACACGAAGCTAGAGTGCAAGATAAAGCTTAACTTTAACTGCGCAGTAAGAAGTAAGCTCTAGCTTAAGAACAGATAATCCACAGTATAGCCAACTCAAACGTGTTAAGCTGCATCTCTTGCGCGTTCACTAGGCTTAAGCACCACTTAAGCGCAAGATGAAGAACATAACCTGCGCTTAGTGCGTACATAAGTGACTTAAGCTTGGCCTTAAGCTGCTCAAGCTTGTTATAAGCGTCAATCTTCTGCTTAAGCGTCACTTTATGCATATGGTCTTGTTCTTAACGCGGATCTTTTGCCCCTTACGAAAGTTAAATCCGCGAGTCCCCACAAACACCTTATCCTCCACGTTTGTCTTTACCCACCGACTATTGGGATAAAGCATGATAATCGTCTGTTCCGTTGCCTCATCACTTACCGACAACTGCTGTGGTTCCGGCACAGGCGTTACCTTAGCACGCCAGTCTTCCACGGTGACAGGCTCAGCCGTCTCCTCCACGCGCAACGTGCCATCCAATAGGTCACTCCTATAAATGCGCTTAAAGCTCTTAAAGCACTTACGCTCAATATAATCTTCCCCCAGCTTGTACGCTAGTGGCCTATACGTTGCACCCAGGTGCTCTTTAACCGTCTTCTCGCTTAGTGTGTACTTGGTCATAGTACAAACGACGTTACACTAGCACGGTGTAGTATGCAAGAAAGGGGAATAGGCAGCGCAAGCTTACGCCCAACAAGGGCCAGCTAACCGGGCACTCCGCTTAGCATGATCCCCACAGAACACACTGAACTACACCCGGTGGCACAACATGCACCCGCGCTGCCATGCTACCGCAGCTTCTACACAACGGTAGCACTCGCAACCGTAGGCCAAGCTACAGGTGTAGGGCAAGCGCGAAGGGCCAGTTGCAAATAAAAAATCTGAGGGGGGCTATGCGTCAAAGTCTCCGCCAAAATACCAGGCTCGACCCCCGCCCCCCCCTGTCGCCGGTTTCGCAGCGTCAAAATGCATTTCAACAGAGTAAAACCGCACTCTATATGATATGTGTTGTATTGTGTTATGGCCAACCTGCTCAGCCGTAGCCGCTTGCAAGGGTCGTCCAAACGGCAGGTGCAGGGGTGGTCCGTTTGATGGTCGGCGGGCTCGCTTTTGACGTGCCGATGGGACGTTGAGCGTGCGCTGCGAGGGGTGGCCGGAGGCGCGCGCGGTCGTCTCATGTGTCGCGGGGGCTGTAACGCATTTCCCTAACGCTATTGCAACTCACTTGCACTAGCTCACGCTCTCTCTCGCCGCACGCACGCACGCACCGTCCCACAGTCACGCCACTCGTGCACTCACCAAGCTAGCACACACTCACCAGGCACATTGCTTTTCTTTTCTTTTTTGTTGCAATCGTATCAGCATGCGCCTAGTTTCGCTCTCGTGAAAGCAATCCTACTCACTCAACTAACCGAAACTCTCAATCTAATCCGCGCAGAACGCGCTGCAACAAAGCGCAATGTAACGCGCTATAGCAACCTGCGCTACGCGCTGCGCAACATCCGCGCAGAACTCAACCTCGCATAAGTATATGAATAAAACAGAACTACTTACGTTGATTGCGCAGTGGGAGTCTGACCTGTGGGAAGCGGAGGCTAATCAATGGGGAAACTCAGTGGGGGAATGCACGGAGGTGTTAACCCGCTTATATGCTCAACTTGAAGAAATTACCGCTTAACCTTATGACCACCGACACCATGAACACACTCGAACACATCGCCTACGTCCGTCTCTCCCTTCAGCTTATGGCTGCGGGGTGCTTGCTGCTAACCGCAACGCTATGGCTAGCAGCACTTAAAGACGCTCGCAAGTAAACCAACCAACCTAACACACTACAAAAAAGCAACATATGACAATACTCAACTTACTCCCATACGTCCGAGAAACCCGCTGGTACGGTGTAACTTACGTCCACTCTGCTGTGCGCGCTGCTGTGCATGGTTGGCAGGGCCTTGAGGGCACATTAGATGGTCGCACCGTGCGTGCCACCTATTGCGGCTGGGGTCGCAGTCTGCAAACGGCTCGCGGGCACAAATATAAAGCACACTTACGCTACGTTGACACCGACAAGCCAGTGCCTAGCAAGCTGATCGATCGAGTGCAACCAATCGCCAATCAGATTACAGCGCAAGCCTAGGCTCCCACACTGGTCATCCTGCGGGGTGGCCAGTAGGGAGCAAAGACGCTCCGCTTAAACACACTACAAACAAAACATATGACAACTACAACAGAACCTAGAATATACGTCGGAACATACGCTAAATACACAAGCGGCTCAATCAAGGGCGCTTGGATCGAGTTAGATGGGCACGATGCAGACTCATTTCGTGAGGCATGCTTGGAACTGCATGCAGATGAACAAGATCCTGAGCTTATGTTTCAGGACTTTGAAGGCTTTCCAAAAGGCTTTTACTCTGAAAGCTCTGTGCCTCAGATGCTTTGGGATTGGATCGCATGCACTGAGCGAGATCGCGAGCTTTGGGAGGCTTATGCGGAGGCTGTAGGCTATTCGATTGAGGAAACTACGCTTGAACAAGCTCAGGACGCCTACGTTGGCGAATATGACGACGTAGAGCACTTTGCGGAGGAACATTGCGAGGAAACGGAGTGTCTCTCGGGAATCCCTGATTTCCTACGCGATTGCATAGACTGGCGCGCGGTGTGGCAATCCGCTCTGCGATATGACTACTGCGAACACAGCGGAATGTTTTTTCGTAACAACTAACAAACGTTTAACCCTTACCCATAAACACACTACAAAAAGAAAACACCATGAACCTAACTCTTTCCCAACCATCTAAAATGCCATGCCAAGGCTGGTCTGTTCCGGCTCTTGCTTGCAAGACTGGCAGCAAACTCGCGCAAGTCGCTGGCTCCGTTTGCAATGGATGCTACGCTTTGTCTGGTTTTTATCGCATGCCGAACGTCCAGCGCGCCTTGCAACAGCGCCTCGCGTTAATGGATTCCCCTGAATGGGTTCCAGCCATGATTGCCAAGATTCGCGCTACGGAAAAAAGCGGCTTCTTTCGATGGTTTGACTCAGGTGACCTTCAATCCCTCAAAACACTCAAATCCATCGTTCGCATTGCCATTGCTTTGCCTGACATCCAATTCTGGATGCCGACCAAAGAGTATGGCATCGTCAGCGAATACGTTGAGCTCTTTGGCGCTTTTCCGCCTAACCTGACGGTCCGGCTCTCCGCCTATATGGTCGACAAAGCTGGTCCAAACAGCCTAGCGCATGGCCTAGGGCTGACCACTAGCGAGGTGTCCTCTACAAGCGGTGACTGCCCAGCGCCTAGCCAAGGCAACAAGTGCGGCGACTGCCGACGTTGTTGGTCTAAAGACGTTCAAACGGTAACTTATCGCCTGCACTAGTACGCAGCACAAAACCCCTAGGTTTCGCGCCTAGGGGTTTTCTTTTGCCCTAATTCCGCCCAACTCCACGCACCTCTCGCGCTACCCTGCGCAGGCTCTCGAGCAGCGTAGCGAGCTGTCGCGCCAACATCCGTTCCCGCTTATGCGCTAGTTCATACATCTGCTTCCATTTGGCGCACTCCGCCACATAGAACTCCGTCTCCTCTTCTAAGGCTTCGCAGTCCTCGCACATAGCAAGTCGCTTTCGAGGCGAGCGATCCTGACGTGTTGCGCTTGGATGACGCGCCAATACCGCTCGGTCAGATCGCGCAGGTCCAGAACCTCATTTGCCAAATCAATCCCGTTCGGTAAAACCAAATTTGAATTTTGATTTTCGATTTTGAAATTTGAATTTGAAATTTGAAT